GTTCTTCTGCGGTCAGGCCGTCGTCAAGTTCTTCGTTCATTTTTAGGCTCCAGGGTTTGTGCAGCACTGCGCTGCGGTACGTTGATTGTATTTGCGAACCACCAGCCGACCCACACGCGGGTCAGGATGGATGGCCAAAGTATGAGCGGCATGGGTCAATCCTCCATCAGCATGGACGCCATGAGCGCCATGATCTGGTCGTCCTCGGCCTGGCGCTGGGTGACGGCTGGCATGGCCAGGGCGGGCAGGGGTATTCGGGCCGGTGCAGCAGCCACCTTGGCCGGCGCAGGCTTGGCGGCGACTGGCGCCGAATTGGCCGCTGGTTTCGCCTTGGCTGCGGCCTTGGCCTTGATCTCGGCCACGATGTCGGCGCGCTTGGCCTCCACCGCTGCGTCCGGCGCATCGTTCGCCCGTGCCGCCTCGATGGCCGCGTATTTCTCGCGCACCTGGCGCACTAGGTCGTCGCGTGCGTTGTGCTGGGCATGGTTCTTGGCCCTGCCGCTGCCATAGTAGACCGGCGTCGGTTCGACTGGTGGCTGGGGCGGTTCGACAATCGGACCACTGAGAGCAAAGAGAAGGAGCAGCATCACACGGTCCTGGACAGAATGACCTTGACCTGGCCGGCCGCGACCGCCGTGGTGTCGGCGTCAGCCACCGCACCCGTGATGGCAATGCCCAGACCCAGCGCGAAGCGGAACCCGGAAAATCCTATGGGCAGCATGCACACGCCGGGCACACCGGAGACCGCTGCAGGGATGGGCAGGATCATCGCTGGCACGTCGGTGCCGACGGTCGGGGCCGTGGCCTTGTTGTACAGCTTGACGAATGCGGCGGCAGCGCCCGTGTTGGTCGCATAGAAGGCCTGCAGCCCACTGGTGCCAGTCAGGATCAGCGCGCCGTTGGTGGTGGCCAGCGAGTTCAGGATGTAGGGCGTGGCCGGAACCACGGGATTGACCGTGCCCGCAGTCACCGTCGCCGTCACCGTGCCAGACACCGGCTGCGTGCCCGTCACCTGAATGGCCGGGATTGGCTCGGTCGCGTAGGAGCCTGGGAGCGGCGTGTAGGCCGCCGTGCCCGATGTGTGGGCCGTCGTTCGCACGCGAAACCACTTGTAGGCGTTGACGCTGGCTTCCCAGCCATAGACCGGGGTCGACGTAAGCACACCGGTCGTGGTTTCAACCGTATTGGCGTTGGAGCGCACAACCTGCACGCCGTACCAATTGCCGTCCGTTCCGTTGGTGGAGTTGTTCGAATACTCGAACGTGGCGTTGTGCCCGACAAGCGAGGTGGCCACCATGGAGATGGTTATGTTCGAGGCCCGCTCGACGTTGACGAAGACGCTCTGGGCGTTGGCCGTGATGCTCTGAACCGTGGCAGTAATGCTGCCGGGCTGCGTCGAGACCTTCAGGCGCCCGGCCTCGTCCTGCTTCAATGGCGTGTACTGGCCGTCACCGGTCGTCTCGGCGGTGTCGGTGTCGCGGCGCTGGGCCAGCATGACCTGGCCGTAGTCCGTCGTGGCGCTGGCGCTGTTCTTCTGTTTGACGGTGCTGCTCTGGCTGGCCAGATAGCCCAGCGATCGTTTGAACAAGGCGATCAGGCTGAACGTGCCGGTGTCGGTCGTGGCTGCCGCGTCTGCTGCTGCGCCAATGTCGGTATCAATGTTCTGCAGCGCGGTCAGGCTGGATGCTGCCGTGGTCTGCGTGGCAAAGTCGATGGCGGTGCCGGTTGCCGGGTTGACGACGGCCACGGCCTGCGTCTCCACGGTGTCGGGCCCGTCCGTGCGCTGGAACGTGTCGATCTTGCGGGTGGCCGAATTGGCATCTGAAATGGCGACGTTGGACATTATTCTTCAACCTTCGAGCCGACGAACGAACCGTCCGCCTGTTTTGCGATAGTTACCCGGTGCTTCTTGGGTGTGCCCAACTGGCTGATCTTGTCGGCCATGAGGCCCATCACCTGCGTGATTTCCTCCAGGGCCTGCGTGGTCTCGTCGCTGATGGCCTTCACCGCGGCGACCACGGCCTGCGATTCCGTGTTGGCCGGCATACCGACGGGCGGCGGCGATCCGCCAAGGCTGGACATGGGTGGCATGGCGATGGGCGGGCGCGGGCCTTGTGGCGCCTGCATCTCGGGTGTTGCCTGCTCTGGCATGGGCTGCTCCACCGGGCCGGGCGGTGCAATCTCCGGCATGGGCTGCTCAGGTGCTGGCTGCTCGGGCTGTGCGGCGCGCGGCATGGGCTGGGTGCCGGGCATGGGAGGCAGGCCAATCGGAATGCCACTTGGCGTCTGGCCGGCGAAGTTCTTCCAGCCCGCCTCTTGCAGGATGCCGTCCGCCACGCGCGCAATGGTGGGCATTGTGATCACAGCCTGGGCCGCAACCATCGCCTCGCCGGTCGCTGTCACCCGGTCGAGCATGGCGCCGCCGTCCTCGCGCTCGGCTGAAGCACCAGCCTTGCGGGCGTTGGCCAGCTTGTTGGCGGTGTCGGCCTGCTTGTTCTCCAGCTCGGCCATGAACATCGCTTCCTGCGCCTGCGCCTGCTTCTGGGCGCTCTGCATGCGCTCCATGTCTTCTGGCGTCGGTTCGGTCTGATCCGGGTCTTTCTGGCCGTTGACGCTACGGATGCGCTTGGCGATCTCGTCGCGGTTGGGCAGGTCCATGGATTCGACGGCGAGATCGAGGATCAGCATGCCGATCTGCGGCGGCATCTTGGCGATCATCTCCATCAACTGCTCGGCAGCCGCTTCGCGCATGGTGGTGCGCCATTCGGCCTCGGAGATGATGAAGTCCGCCTTGGTGCGGGTGATGTCGTTCTCGGGCAGGCCGTCGTTCAGATCACGGAAGGAGGCCGCACCGCGCTCGTTGGTGATGCGGAAGGTCTTCTGCTCAGTGCAGAACTGCTCCATCAGGGACAACTGCGCTTCGCCCTGCATCTGGGCGGCCAGGCGCAGATTGTCGAAGGGCTTGTTGGTGGCCAGCGTGCCCTGGTCCTGCCGGCGCTGAATGGCGATGCCCGATGCAGCGTTGGTCTGGCGGCCCAGGTTCTCGTCGGTGACGCCACCGACCTGCTGGATCATGTTGATGCCGCGGCTCATAAGTTCCAGATGTGGGGCGGCGAGGTCGCGCTCGGCGTTGAGGATCAGCTCCTTGCCCTGGCGCTTGACGATGATAGCGTCTGGCCGGCTGACTTCCTCTGCGAAGTCGTCGAGGCTGGTGCCGTCTGGCAATGCGCCCTCGTCCATGATCACTTTGTTGGAGGACAGAATGTGCAGTGCCTTCGAGGCGCGCTTGTTCACGTCGTCCTGGATGTCGCGGATGGAGCGGATCACGCCATAGGGCAGGTTGTCCCGGCCTCGGCGGTAGCACCATACGGGCGTGAAGCGGAAGCGGTTGTGCTTGTAGGGGCTGGCGCCCTCCCACAACAGGTCTTTGGTGGTCATCAGGGCGACGCGCACGCGCATCATCACCTTCTCGGTCACGACGGATGTGCCGTTCTCGATGGCCTGCTGGTGGTTTGGGTCTTGCGGGTCGTAGACCTCGCCCTTGAATGTGCCCTTTGACAGCTTCTTCACGCGCTCGGGGGTCTTGTACTCCACCTCGATCAGGCGCACGCGCTGGCGCTTGTGGGTCACGACGGTGCGCGACACGCCAAAGTTGCTGCGGTCGAACTCGGCAAAGTCCATGGGGATGTCGCCATCACCCATGTCGATGCCGGTGTAGAGGTCGGCGTCCACGATGGCGCTGTCGATCTGCGCGGTGCGCTTGGGAAAGAGCGCCTTGGCCACGTCTACGTCCACCCACTTGGAGCGGAAGATGTATCGGCCGTCGGAGTTGTCGAGTTCAGTGGCTGCGCTGTCGTGCAGCATGTTGCGCCACGATTCGTAGCGCGAATAGATGGGCTCGCCGTCGTCCTCGTCCTGTGCGCCGTCCTCAAGCCAGCCGATGCCGACCTTGATGGCGTCCTCAAATGCCCGGCTGCGCTGGAACGGCAAACGGTTCACGTCGGACAGATATTTCAGGTAATCGGTCTTCAGTTCGGCCTGTTTCGCGTCTTCCTTGCCACGCGGCAGGATCTTGAAGTCTGTGCGGCCACGCTTTTCTGAGCCGATGATCCAGTTGATGGAGGTGGCGGTCACGTTGTAGACGATGGGCGCCTGGCCGCGGTCCTTCAGGCCTTGCGCCTCTTCCTCCGACCACTGGATGTTGTCGTAGTAGTCCTCGTCGATGGCCATCTGGAAGCGGTTCTCGCTCTGGCGGTCCAGCTCTTGGCGGTAGAAGCTGAGCAGGCGGGCATGCAGTTGCTGTCCGTGCTCGCTGTCCAGCGGGTTTTCTGCCGGGGCCGGCTGGTCTGACTGCTTGGCCTCCGGAAGACGGTCAACCGGCGTCGATTGCTTGTTGACGCGGGTCAGGCTGTCATCCGAAAGATCAAACATTTGGAATCCTTAAATTTGGCGCACTGGAACGTGATCCAGGAACTGCACCGTGCGCTTCTTGCCGTCGCCCATGTCCACATAGGCCTCGCCCACAACCTCGGTCGATTGCGGGTCTACCGGCATCGAGACCAGATCAGGCAGGTGCGAGTGTAATATATCCGCGATGCGGTGGGTGGTTGTCATGCTGTCTTCAAAGCCCAGCGCCT